GGTACTACTATTGCTGGTTCTGGTTTAATTACTTTCACTAACACTACTGAAGCTGGTCCACTTGGAACTGCTGGTGTTGTTATGTCTGGTGGTTTATCAGTTGCTAAGAAAATTTATGTTGGAACTGATATTATCGGTGCGGGTGCTGCAACATCAATGTTGGATGGTTTCCAAATTGATGGTGGTACGTACTAACTAAATATAGTATAATACTGGGGATTCTTATCCCCAGCTAACCTTTTTAGGAATATGGATGAGTAATAAAGTCTTACTCAAGAAGTCGTCTGTATTGGGCAAAGCCCCAGAGACGTCTGACTTGGATTACGGTGAGCTGGCATTAAATTATGCTGATGGCTTCCTGTATTTCAAAAATAGCAATAACGTCATCCAATCCTTTGCTGCGTATAACTCTGCAACAGTTACACTAACAGCAACACAAACCCTAACAAACAAAACCCTTACTAGTCCTACTCTTAATACTCCGAGTATTAATGGTGGTACAGTTTCACTTTCCAGTGGTACATTAGTAGTTCCTGTATCTGCATCACCTGCTCAAACTGACACAGGCTCGATTGCTTATGATTCTGGATTTGGTGTATTAACAATTGGTACTGGCAGTAGTCGTAAACAAATTGTAGATACATCTACAAGTCAAACCCTAACAAACAAAACCCTAACTGCGCCATCGCTTGGTAACTCAGTTTTAACAGGCACACTTACTGCAAATCTTACAGTTTCTCAAACATTCACAGTTACTGTTGTTGGCAGTGTATTCGTAATAGATGGAGTAAGCACCCCAATATTAAGTTTTGTTCGTACTGGTGTTTACACATTTAATCAAAGCGCAGCTTCTAATAGTGGTCATCAACTTGCGTTTAAAGATGGTAGTGGAGCCTCATATACTACTGGTGTAGTAACTACTGGCACTCCTGGATCTGCTGGTGCACAAACAGTTATTACAGTTGCTAGTAATGCGCCAGCTGACCTAAGATATTATTGTATACCGCATGGTAATAGTATGGGTAATACCATAGGGGTTACTGCTCCCTCGACTACCACTGGTACTAATAATCAATATCTAAGATCAACAGGTAGTGGTGTTGCTTGGGCGACTCTACCTGCTGCATATTCTTTACCAGAAGCTACTACTTCTACTCTTGGTGGTGTAATTGTTGGTAGTGGTTTAAGTGTAACTTCTGGAACAATTTCCACGAATTTTGATGGTGCATATTCTAGTCTTTCTGGAAAACCTACTTTTGCCACGGTAGCCACAACTGGTTCATATTCTGATTTAACCAGTACACCAAATCTGTTTAGTGGTGCGTACGCTGATCTATCTGGCAAACCAACAATACCTTCTGCGATATATTCAGCTGTTGCTGTTGCTGGTCAATCAACTCTTACTGCTGGTTCTTCTACTGCTACTCTAACTCTAGCAGCTGGAACAGGTATCAGTCTTACCACAAATACTGGTACTGGCACCCTAACAATTACTGGCACAAGTTCTTACACATTACCTGCCACAACTACCACAACTCTTGGTGGTGTAATTATACCAGCAGTTGCTACTTCTGGTATTACTAATACTAGCGGAACTATTGGTTTAGCTACTGCTTCTTCTACTCAGATTGGTGGTGTGCGTGTTGATAATACTACTATTGGTATTTCCACTGGTATTATTTCTGTTACTCAATCTGGTTTACAAGCACCTGCTCTAGCATTAACAGGAACTACTCTTGCTTCTAACGTAGTTACTTCAAGTTTAACTGCTGTTGGTACTTTGGTTGACCTTACTGTCACTAATCCAATTGCAGGTTCTATAACTGGTAATGCTGGTTCTGTCACTAATGGTGTCTATACATCAGTATCATACGCTAACCCTGCTTTTATCACAAGTTTAGCTGGTAGTAAAATTACTGGTCTTGCTGCTTCAGCAACTACTGATACAACTAATGCTTCAAATATTACTAGTGGTACATTACCTGCTGCTAGATTACCAATCGCTACCACTGGTGCGCTTGGTGGTGTTAAGATTGACGGAACTTCTATCACTATCACTGATGGTGTTATTTCTGCTGTAGCTGCAGTTGGCGCTGCAGCAGCTGGTCAATTAACTGGCGCAACTCTAGCTGCCAATGTAACTAACTCTAGTTTAACTTCTGTTGGCACACTTACTAATTTAACAGTAACAAACCAAATTACTGGTTCTATTAGTGGATCAGCTGGTTCTGTTGCTGCTGGTAACATCGTTGGAACTATTCAATCCGCTAACTTACCAAAAGCGTCTACAGCTAATCTTGGTGCAGTTCGTGTTGATGGAACTTCTATCACTATTGATTCTGCCACTGGTATTATCAGTTCAAGTGGTGGCGGTGGCGGTGGTTCAGGAACTGTTAATAGTGGTACTTCTGGTAATCTAACATATTACGCAAGTTCAACTACTGCTGTTAGCCCACTTACTGCTTTAAACTGGAATTCTGGTACAACCACTTTAGCGTTGACTGGAACATTTAGTGCCACTACTCTCTCTGGTGCTTTAGCTGCAAGTAACCTTACTGGCACTATCGCTGCAGCTAGATTACCCACTGCAACTACTGGTGCACTTGGTGCTGTTAAAGTTGATGGAACAACCATAACTATTACTGATGGTGTTATTAGTTCTACTGCTTCTGGCGGTGGTTCTGGAACAGTAACTTCTATTTCAGCTGGAACTGGTTTAACAAGTTCTACTGGCAGTGCAATCACTACAACTGGCACTATTTCTGTAGATACTTCAGTTGTAACAACTTTAACTGGCTCCCAAACACTAACTAATAAAACACTAAATAGTCCAGTAATTACTGGTTCATTAACTGCTGGTGGTAGTACTGGTACAAGTGGATATGTTTTAACATCTACTGGATCTGGTATTCAGTGGGCAGCATCGGCTGGTGGTGGCGGTGGAAGTTATACTCTTCCAATCGCATCATCCTCAGTACTTGGCGGTATTAAAATTGGTAGTGGTTTACAAATTGCAGGAGATGGTACTGTAGATGTTATCGGTGCCAGCGGATCTACTGCTGCAGGTGTTGTCCCCTATGATTTTGGATATATCACTGAAACAGTTATGACCTTGCAAGATCACGGTTCAATCGTATAAGAGAATAATACATGGCAATTCAATTACAAGTTAGACGTGGTACAGCTACCCAACATAACACCTTTACTGGTGCTGCGGGAGAACTTACACTTGACACAACTAATAATTCGTTGCGTGTTCATGATGGTTCTTCTGCTGGTGGTCATCAGACTGCTCGTGCGAATCTAACAAACGTAATCTTAGGTTCCAGTCTTGCTCTTGGCGAAGGTGGTTTTACTGGTGCAACACTAGCACTAACTGGCAATGCAACTGTCGGTGGAACATTAGGTGTTACTGGCAACACAACTATCGGTGGCACTCTTGGTGTTACTGGTAATACTACCATTAGTGGATCATTAACTGTAACTGGAAATATTACACTTAATGGTACTACTCAAACAATTAACTCAACAGTAACTACTATTGTTGATCCAATTATTAGAATTGGTACTGGTACTGGTGGTGCTGTATTAACTACTAATGATAGTAAAGATCGTGGTCTAGAATTCAATTATTATTCTAGTGCTAACAGATATGGTTTTATTGGTTACAAACAAGCAACTGGTGATATTCGTTTCTTATTAAACACTACCAATACTTCTGAAGTAATTACTGGCACCCTTGCAAATATTGTTGCAGCTGGAATTACTGGCACAACTGGTACATTCTCCTCAACTATGGGGATTACTGGTAATACAACTATTGGTGGAACATTAGGTGTTACTGGTAATACTGCTTTAACTGGTACACTAAGTGCTGGCGCAACAACACTAAGTTCTTTAACTCTGACTACTCAATTAGGTATTGCTCAGGGTGGTACTGGACAAACTGTTCTACCAGAGATTGGTCAAATTTTAATCGGTAATTCCTCAAACGGATTTACCATGAACCGAATTACTGCTGGTTCGTTTATTCAGATTACTAATACCAGTGGTGGTATCCAAGTTGGATATACTGGTACTTCTGGTTCTTCTGCGGTTTTTGCTGCTCAAGCAACCTCAGATCTTGGCTTTGTATATGATAGTAATATTATTGCCACTGAAGACCTCGGAGCAGTCGGTGGTTCTGTACCACTAACATTTGACCTCGGACCATTGAGATTAGATGGTATTGTTTCTTTATCAAACTTAGATCAATCTGTAAAATCAGATTATCTTGGTTACTCAATTATTTTCGGATTCTAAGGATATAAAATGGCACGTCAGTTAGTTGAAAAATATATTTTCTCACCAAACGTAGCGGGATCAGGAACAGTTAAATTTCCTGGTAAAGTTGACTTAACTCAGCTTTTGATTATTGCGAACAAAACTCAGCAAACAAACATTTACGCTATTGGTGACCCAACAAAGAATGGTACAATTTCGTACGACCCATTAGATACTACTTTTATGGGTGGTACTGCGCAGTACTCTGAGCAGGTAGGTGTAACTACTGTAACTTTTGCTGCTAATACTTCTGAAATGTTAGCAAGCGATAAACTTGCTATTTACTCTGATGCCCCAAAGTATATTGGTAATATTGTTCGTCCATATGGATTTGGTGTTGATGCTATTGAACGCCAACGTGTTGCTAATCCACAATCACTAATTGACGCTGACTTTGAATATGGTTTACAGCCAACTAAATGGCAGAACTATTCAGATATCCGTGGTATTCCAGGTATCTACGAAAAGCCAGGTCTTGATTTGTTTATCACTAATATTACTTCAGATGGTGGTAACCCATCTATTATGACAGTTACTTGTTCTCAAGATCACGGACTTGCTGTTTCTACTCCAGTTATTATTTTCGGCTGTTCAGGTGTTGCAACAGCTTCTCGTTCAGAAGGTGCGTTCGTTATTAATACGGTTCCATCTTCAACTACGTTTACTTATTTCGCTAAAGGTATTGTAGGGGCTAATGGAACTTCTGTTTTTAATCAATCTACTTACGCACGTCGTGGTGGTTTTTATGCTGGTTCTTCTTTACCAGTAACTGGCTATACATCTAATGCTGCATCTCCTTCTATTATTACTGTAACATGTTCATCCAATCATGGTTTGATTGCTGGATCTCCTATTGTTAACGTAGTTACTTCTGTTGGAACAAACCACAATTTAATGGGTGGTAACTTCTTCGTTGAAACTGTTCCTTCTCCAACTACGTTTACTTTTACTGCTCGAGTTGGTGGCGCAGTAGCAAACGCATCTATCGTAGCTTCAACTTATACTCGTTCTGATGCGTTCGTTCAACACAGACCATTTGATGGTGGTGTTAACCTTGGAACATTCCTTCCTTCTCATGGTGCTTCTGTTGCTCGTCAAACTAAAAAGTATATGCGTTACCAATCAGGTAAAGGTATTCTTTGGACTTCTGGTGTTTTGTTTAACCCAGTTCTAAACCTTGACCAAATTTCTGCTACATCAACTACTATTGGATCAACTATTACCGTGTCAACTGAAGTTGACCATGGTTTACAAGCTGGTTGTACTGTTGAAATTGCAGGTGTTGTTACCTCTGGTTACAACGGCACATATGGTGTAGTTTCTATTGTTAACGAATCCGAATTTACAGTATCTGCTAATAGTGTACTGGGTTCTACTTCTGCTGTTATTACTAATCTTCCACGTGTAACTGTTAAAAACTGGATCGGTGCTTCAACTCGTGTTGGTGCTTTTGATGATCAGAACGGATTATTCTGGGAATTTGATGGACAAGAATTAGCAGTCGTTAAGCGTTCAGCAACTTATCAGCTGTCAGGATTTATTTCTGTTACTGCTGGATCGCAACAAATTACTGGTACAGGAACTCGTTTCACGCAACAATTAAAAATGGGCGATAGTATTGTTATTCGTGGTATGACGTATCGTGTTGGTTCTATTGACCATGATACTTCTATGACAATTAACCCAGAGTATCGTGGTGTTAATAACTCATCAGGTATTAAAATTGCGCATGTTATTGATCAGCGTATCCCTCAATCACAGTTTAACTTTGACAAGATCGATGGCACTGGTATTTCTGGATATGCAGTTAACCTAAACAAAATGCAAATGTTAGGTATCTCGTTCTCTTGGTATGGTGCTGGATTTATTGACTTTATGCTTCGTGGTCCAGATGGCAATATGATTCCTGTCCACCGTATGAAACAAAACAACGTAAACGATGAAGCGTATATGCGTACTGGTAACAGTGCAGTTCGTTATCAAGCAATTAATGAGTCCGCCCGAGATCGTTTAGCAACTGCAATGAATAGTTCTGTTACGTCAGTTGTATTGCACGATGCTTCTCGTTTCCCAGCTACTGGTGGTACTATTCTTATTGATAACGAATATATCAACTACACTGGTAAAACAAGTAATACTCTAACTGGATGTACTCGTGGTGCATCTTTCCAAATGTTCGTCGGTGGTTCTAATAAGACATTCTCTGGTGGCGCAGCAGCAAGTCATGCTATTGGTAATGGATTTAATGCGGTAACTTTAATTACTTGTACTTGTGCACCTATTGTTAACCACTGGGGTTCTTCTTATATTATGGATGGTGGCTTTGATGAAGATCGTGGTTATTTCTTTAACTATGCTGCAGTAAACCAAGCATTTACTGGCAGTCAATCTAAGACAGTATTCTTTTTAAGATTGGCTCCATCTGTATCAAACTCAATTGCTGGTGCTTTCGGAGATCGCGACTTAATTAACCGATCACAATTGCTACTGCAGAAGTTACAGATTACTGCTACACAAAACGTGCAGGTTTATGGTATCCTAAATCCAGGAAATATTGACGCATCATCACTAACTTGGACTTCTGTTAACACTTCTGCTCTTGGATCTCAACCTTCATTTGCTCAAATCTCAACAAGCAATTCAACAGCAGCAACTCCAGGTGAACAAAACTTTTCAACCCTTGCACAGATTAACGGCTTCGCTGAAATTGACTTAGGTAAGTTAAAAGAATTAACTAACTCTGCTATTGGTGGTTATTCTAACTATCCTGATGGTCCAGACGTGTTAGCAATTGTTGTTAGAAATCTTTCTGGATCAAGCGCAACATGTAACATTAACTTATTCTGGTCAGAAGCGCAAGCATAAATATACAAAAATAGAGGAAATTCAAAATGGCAACCCAAGTACAATTTAGACGAGGAACTACTACCCAGAACAATGCGTTTACTGGAGCGAATGGTGAGTTTTCTGTCGACACTGATGTAAAAACAATTCGACTTCACGATGGTGTGACTGGTGGCGGTGCAGCCATTATGATGAACACCACTACTGCTCAAACTGCGCTTAATAAAACTTTTAGTACTGGTTCTGTGTGGACTGGTACTGCAGTTGCTTTAGCATATGGTGGTACTGGTTCTTCATTAACTGGCGTTCCTGGTGCTGTTGCTTATTCTGGAGCTTCTGGTTTTGGTCTTTCTGCTGCTGGTACTTCTGGTCAGGTTTTAATTTCTGGTGGTACAGGTTCTCCAGTTTGGGTTAATGCTGCGTCATTAACTACTGGTACTGCTACTGTTGCTACAACTGCTACTAACATTGCTGGTGGTTCTGCTGGTCAGTTGGTTATTCAATCAGATACTAACTTATCTGCATTCATTACTGCTGGCGCAGCTGGTACATTTTTACAATCAGCTGGTGCTGGTTATTCTCCTACTTGGGCAGCTGGTCAAGTTACTGTCGGTTCTACTGCTATTGCTCTTGGCGCAACTGCTACTTCTTTGGCTGGATTAAACATTCTTGCAGCCACTGGTACTAGCCATTGGACAATTCCAAATGGTACTACTGCTCAACGTCCAGCTTCCCCTGCTGTTGGTATGATTCGTTACAACTCTACGTTAGTTGGTTTCGAAGGTTATTCCTCAGGCTCTTGGTCTTCACTTGGTGGTGTATCTTCTGTTGATAAGTTTACATATATCCAAGCAGAAACTTCTGCTGGTGCTTCTAATGGTGAACTAGAATTCTTTGTTGAAAATAGTGCTGGTAATGCTGCTCAGAAAGCAATGGGTATTACTAATGCTGGTGTTACTATTGCTGGTAACTTAACTGTTGATGGAACAACTACTACTATTAATTCAGTAACTTTAACTGTTGATGATAAGAATATTGAATTAGGTTCTGTTGCTTCTCCTACTGATACTACTGCTGCTGGCGGTGGTATTACCCTTAAAGGTGCTACTGATAAAGTTATTGATTGGAATGCAGCTACTGGTTGGAGACTTGAGGATGATATAGCAACACGCAGATTGTTTACTGGAACTACTTCTAGCACAACTGCAACTTCTATTCTGGCTGTTTCTGCTTCTACGTATCGCTCTGGTGTTATTGAGATGCAAGTTGTTAATAGTACATCATATAGAATCTGTCGTTTAATGTTTGTGCATAATGGTACCACAGTAACTATATCTGAAAATTATTTGGTTGGTTTAGATATTCAAACTGCCAATACAGCTACTACATTTACTGCAGATATTAGTGGTGGTAATGTTCGTATTCTCGCTACTGCGGCAAGTGGAACTTCTACAATCAAGGGTGAGTGTACTCTATTCAAGGTATAATTAAATGGCAATCCCAACAAGTAGAGAGAGTCTAAAGCAATACTGCCTCAGAGATCTAGGTGCTCCAGTTTTGGAGATCAACGTAGATGATGATCAGTTAGAAGATCGTATTGATCAGGTTCTAGATTACTGGCGTCTATACCACTACGAGGGTATTGAACAGATTTATCTTAAGTGTCAAATTAAAGCATCTAGACTAACTATTACCACGGGTAATGCTGCTTCTTTTAATTTAGAACAACCTGTCGTTGGCGCTACTTCTGGCGCAACAGCAACTGTTACTAGAGAAAATGATACAATTTCTTCTGGTAATACTTTAATTGTTAAGAACGTAGTTGGCACTTTTGTTGCTGGTGAAACTATTACCAGTGGCGCACTTACTGCAACTCTTGGTTCAGGTACTCCTTGCGTTCTTGGTGAGTACGATAAGAAATATGTAGATATCCCTGACGCTGTTTATGGTGTCACTAAAGTTCAGAGTATTGGTCAAGCATCTTCTTCAAAGAATATCTTCGACTTACAGTATCAATTACGCTTAAATGATTTGTATGATTTAACTTCTACATCAATCATTTATTTTAAAACTGTTATGGGTCATTTGGCTTTATTAGACTTAGAGTTAAATGGTCATACACTGTATCGTTTCAATCGTTTACAAAATCGTTTGTATCTAGATATTAACTGGCAATCCGATGTATCATTCGGTGATTACATTATTGTCTACGCATATCGTGCTTTAGATCCAGCTGAGTTCTCAAAGGTATGGAATGAGAATTGGATCAAGCGTTATACTGTTGCTCAATTCAAACGTCAATGGGGTACTAACCTAAAGAAATTTACAGGTCTACAACTTCCAGGTGGCGTAACATTAGATGGCGATAAGTTATATGCTGAAGCCATGACTGAAATTCAAATCTTAGAAGACGAACTGCAAAATAAATCTGCTCCTCTAGAATTCTTCTTAGGATAAAATGTCAACAACAAATGTATATTTTTCTCAGGGAACTAAAAACGAACAGCACCTGATTGAAGATATTATCATTGAATCTCTAAAGATTTATGGTAATGAAATATTCTACATTCCAAGATCCTTAGTATCTAAGGATAATGTTCTCGGTGAAGATCGCCTTTCTCAATTTAAAACTGCATTTCCTATTGAGATGTACTTTGAGAACGTAGACTCGTTTGGTGGACAAGGTGCGTTTATTCAGAAGTTTGGTTTAATGATTGAACAGTCTGCAACTCTGGTAGTTGCTCGTAGACGTTGGGAACAATTAGTTGGTCGTTATGGTCAAACTCAAATACCTTCTCGTCCAAACGAAGGTGACTTAATTTACTTTCCACTGACTGGTAGTTTGTTTGAACTTAAATTCGTTCAACATCAAGACCCATTCTATCAACTTGGCAAACTATATGTTTACAAACTTCAAGTTGAACTATTCCAGTACTCTTCAGAAAGAATCGATACTGGTATCGCTGAGATTGATACGTTTGAATCTCTTAAAACATTCAGTACTAATACAACTAGAAATATTCACGGTAGAGTGGCAACCATTACAATGACAAATAGTGGCACAGGATATACTTCTGTTCCAACAGTTACCCTTATAAGTTCTACTGGTATCGGTGCTACTGCAACAGCAATTAGAGGAACATCTGGAACTAATCTTAATAAGATTACTGGTGTAACTATTACTAATCAAGGTACTGGCTATCAAACTGCTCCAGTTGTTAGTTTTACTGGTGGTGGTGGTACTGGTGCTGCAGCAACAACTACTCTTGATATTGATATTAAGAAATCCTCTGATGGCTTTGGCGAAAATGATTCTTTCAAAGATGCAGCTACTGGTGTTATTAACTTTGATGATCAGAATCCATTCGGAGAAATAAACAATGCTTAATGGAAATGTTTATTACCATGGTTCTATAAGAAAAGCCATTGTGGCTTTCGGTCGTTTATTCAGTGACATTTATATTGATCGTAAACAAGGCGACTCTGTTGCTGGTACTACTATTCAGCGTTTACAAGTTCCACTTTCTTATGCACCAAAAGAAAAATGGTTAGTTCGTTTAGAGCAGCAACCTGATGTAGAAAATAATGTAACTATGGTTACGTTACCAAGAATGTCTTTTGAAATTAATAGTTACGCATATGATTCTTCTCGTAAGTTGAATCGCATGCAACAAATTAAAACTGATGTATCTAACAGCACAAAGCCAACTGTGTATACACCAGTTCCATATAATGTGGATATATCGCTTTATATCTTGACAAAAACTCAAGAAGATGGTCTACAAATTATTGAACAAATCCTACCTACGTTTACTCCAGAATATACTTTGGCAGTTAACGTAGTTCCTTCGATGGGAATTACAATGGACGTTCCTATTATCCTAGAGAGCGTAAGTGTTGTTGATGAGTATGATGGTAATTTTCAAGATAGAAGGTTCGTTACTCATACATTAAATTTCCAAATGAAACTTAACTTATTTGGTCCAGTTTCTGATCAAGGTATTATTACTGAAGTTAATGCCAACATCGGGCAAAATGAATCAACTGGTGCAAACAGAGTATATGTTGCTACGGGTAATATTACAACCGCAACAGTTACTTCGGAACAGTGGTCTGGCGAAGGATTATAATTGGCTGAAATATATAATTCGAATTCGAACTTAAAAGCTGCTGGTGTTGTTGTTGATTTTACTCCAGAGAACATCCAAGAGTATATAAAGTGTTCCCAAGATTATATTTACTTTATTGAAAATTATTGTTATATTGTTACTCTTGATCATGGTTTACAGCTGTTTAAGTTATATGATTGTCAGAAGAATAAGTTACATGTTATGCATAATAACAGACGTATCATTCTTATGGAAGGTCGTCAACAAGGTAAGACAACTACTTCTGCCGCATATATCTTATGGTATACTTTATTCCAAGCGAGTAAAACCGTAGCGATCTTGGCAAATAAAGCAACTGCTGCAAGAGAAGTATTAGATCGTTATCAAACTATGTACGAGTTGCTTCCACTATGGATGCAACAAGGTGTCACTACTTGGAACAAAGGTGACATTGAATTAGAAAATGGTTCTAAAGTTTTCACTGCTGCCACATCTACTTCTGGTATTCGTGGTAAGTCTGTTAATATGTTATACGTTGACGAAGCTGCAATTATTCCAAATAACGTAGCAGAAGAATTCTTTACTTCAGTTTACCCAACTATTTCTGCTGGTGAAACTACAAAGATTCTACTAAGTTCTACACCACTTGGATATAATCACTTCTGGAAATTCTGGAATGATGCTGAAAATGGTCGTAATGGATTTACGCCATTGTTCATTCCTTATTGGGAAATCCCAGGTCGTGACGAGAAGTGGGCAGCTGAACAGAAAGCAATGCTTGGTGAACTTAAATATAACCAAGAGGTTGCGTGTAAATTCCTTGGTTCTAGTTTAACTTTAATTTCCGCAGACGTTATTGCTAAGATGCCAATAGATCCAAGAATCCACGAGAAAGATGGATTAGATGTTTACGTCAGACCATCCGCTGGACATACGTATTGTTTAGTGGCTGACGTGGCCAAAGGTGTTGGTGGTGACTATTCAGCATTCCAAGTGATTGATATTACTGAGTCTCCATATCGTGTTGTTGCAAAATATAGAAGCAATAACATTAGTCCTTTGTTATATCCTAATGTCTTATACAAAATAGGCAAAGAATATAATGAAGCGTATCTCTTACTAGAGATAAACGTAAGCGAACAAGTTGCCCATATCTTGTATAACGAACTAGAGTACGAGAATATTCTGTTCGTCAATCGTCAAACAAATGGGCAGTATGTCGGTGCTGGTTTTGGTGGAGGTAAAACTCAACTGGGTGTCAATACCGATAAGAAGATTAAACGAATTGGGTGTCACAACTTTAAGTCTTTAGTCGAAGAAAATAAATTATTAATCACTGATGCGGATACGATCTCTGAAATCTCTACTTTTATTGAGAAAAAAGGATCCTATGAAGCGGATGAGGGGTACCATGATGACTTGGTTATGCCATTAGTTCTTTTCGGTTGGTTGACAACTCAGCCATATTTTAAAGACCTAAATAACATAAACCTAAGAACTATTATGTATGAAAAACAGATTCAAGCAATTGAGGATGAACTTACTCCTTTTGGGTTCTATGATGATGGAAATGGCGATAAAGAACCATTGAATTTTTGAGAAAACCAAGAAAAACTAAATAAATGGTAGACAAGATTTCTGTCTAAAAGTAAAACTTATTAACAAGGAGAATTACAATGCCTTTCCAATTATCTCCAGGCGTTGCAGTCGTAGAAAAAGATTTTTCAGCGATCGTTCCAGCAGTATCTACTAGTCGTGGTGCTTTTGCTGGTGCTTTCCAATGGGGTCCAGTTATGTCCCCAACTCAGGTTACCTCAGAGAATGAACTCGTTTCTATCTTCGGTAAGCCAGTTGACGGAAACTTTAAATCTTTCTTTACTGCAGCAAACTTCCTATCTTATACTAATGCACTATTAGTTGCTCGTGCTGACGCTGTTGGTGCACGAAACGCTGTAGCTTCTCTATCAGGTACTGTTACTTCTGTTACTAGAACTGCTCCTGGATCTGGTTATACATCAGCTCCAACAGCAACTTTTAGCGCACCTGATGTTGCTGGTGGTATTAATGCCACTGGTACTGTTGCTATTTCTGGCGGTGCTGTTACTGCAGCAACTGTTTCTGCTGGTGGTACTGGTTACACAACTCCAACTATTACTTTTAGCGCACCTCAGGTTGCTGGTGGTGTTACTGCTACTGGTACACTTACAGTTTCTAGCGGTGTAATTACTGCTGTGGTTATTGTTACTGCTGGTTCAGGTTACACTTCTGCTCCTACTGCTACTATTGGTAACGTAGGTTCTGGTACTGGTGCTACTATCGGTTCAGTTACTATTGCTGCTTCTACAGTTACTACTTTAACTATTACCAATGCTGGTACTGGTTACACTTCTGCTCCTACAGTTACTATTTCTGGCGGTGCAGGTAGCGGTGCTACGTTTACTGCTGCCATTACAACTGGTGGTGTTAAGATCAATAATAGCACTGACTATATCGCTTCTTTTGCTAATGGTGCTGGCACTGTTGGTGAATTTGCTGCTAAGTATCCAGGTGCTCTAGGTAACTCTCTAAAAGTTTCTATCTGTGACTCAGTAGGTTACTCTACTTGGACTTACAAAGATAACTTTAATACTGCTCCAGGTACTTCTACTTTCGCTACTAGCGTTGGTGGTACTCTAGATGAAGTTCACGTAATCGTTATCGATGAAGATGGTCTGTGGACTGGTACACCAAATACTGTGTTAGAAAAGTATGCGTATCTTTCTAAAGCATCAGATGCTAAGACTTCTAATGGTTCAACTAACTATTACAAGAATGTGCTTAACACTGACTCTGCGTATGTTTACTGGATGGATCATCCAACTGAAGGTACCAACTGGGGAACTACTGCTGCAGCAAAGACTTTTGCTAACTTAACTGCTCCAATTGCTCGCTCACTATCTGGTGGTGTTGACGATCTAGCAGTTTCTGATGCTAATACAATGAACGCATGGGCATTGTTTGCTGATGATGCTACTTACGATATCTCTTTGATTCCAGTTGGCGCTGCAACAACAACTGTTGCTAACTATGTTATTTCTAACATCTGTGATGTTCGTCTTGACTGCGTAGCGTTTGTATCTCCACAGAATACTAGTACTGGTGAAGTTATTACTGGCGCTGGTTCTACAGCTACTACTGCTATCAAAGCATACCGTGATGCGCTACCAAGCACTTCATACGCTGTAATGGATTCTGGTTATAAATACCAGTATGATCGTTACAATGACGTATATCGTTTCGTTCCTCTAAATGGTGACGTTGCTGGTCTTTGTGCTCGTACTGATAACACTAACGATCCTTGGTTCTCTCCAGGTGGTTTGAATCGTGGTCAAATCAAGAACGTAGTTAAATTGGCTATCAACCCAACTAAAGCAGATCGTGATGTTCTGTATCAAGCTGGTGTTAACCCAGTTGTTACTTTCCCAGGTGAGGGTACTGTGTTATTCGGTGATAAGACATTGCTTGCCAAACCATCTGCTTTCGATCGTATTAACGTGCGTCGCTTGTTTATCGTTATGGAAAAAGCAATTGCTACTGCTGCTAAGTTCCAGTTGTTTGAATTCAACGACAGCTTTACTCAAGCCCAGTTCCGTAACCTAGTAGAACCATTCTTACGTAATGTACAAGGTCGTCGTGGTATCACTGACTTCAAAGTTGTTTGTGATGGCACTAACAATACTGGTGATGTTATTGATTCTAATAACTTCGTTGCTGACATCTTCGTTAAACCAAATCGTTCTATTAACTTTATTACTCTGAACTTTATCGCTGCTCGTTCTTCTATCAGCTTTACTGAAATCGGTGCTTAATAATAGATAAATATAGAAAGAATTAAGGAGAATTATAAATGGCAAATATTGCTGATTTTAAAGCGCAGATGTTGGGTGGTGGTGCTCGCCCAAATCAATTCCGTGTTGAGTTAACATTCCCAACATATGTTACACTAGGTCCAGTAGCTGGTCAGCGTGCACAGTTCTTGTGTAAAGCTGCTCAGTTACCTGCTTCCACTATTGAGAACATTGGTGTTCTTTATCGTGGTCGTCCTGTTAACTTTGCTGGTGAACGTACTTTCCAACCATGGACTGTGACTATTTACAACGATACTACTTTTGGTATCCGTAATGCACTAGAGCAATGGCAATCTGGTATTCAGAACTATGACACTACTTCTGGTCGTGTTAATCCTGAAGACTACCAAGTTGACTTGCAAGTTCACCAATTAGATCGTAGTGGTTCAATCATCAAGACTTATAAGTTTGTTGATGCTTTCCCAACTACTGTTTCTGCAATCGGTTTAGATTACGAACAACAAAATGCTATTGAACAGTTCGATGTAGAGTTCCAATACAACTTCTTTACATCTGCTACTGGTGCTGCTGCTGGATTTGGAGTTAATGTTTCTATTGATACTCCAGTTGGTAGTTTCCCACTTTAATATTAAACAACCTGAGGGTTTTATATAATGCAGTTATTTGGATTTGAGATATTGCGCAAGAAGGAGAAGGAGTTAGACAGTATTGTTGCTCCTAATCCGCAAGATGGATCGACCGTAGTTAACACTGGCGTAAATGCTGGTGGTTACTACGGTATGGTCATGGATCTAGATGGTGTTATTAAAAACGAAAACGACCTAATCCGTCGTTATCGTGAAGTTGCCACTTACAGTGATTGTGATAGTGCCATTGAAGATATCGTTAGCGAAGCAATTGTATACGATGAAGAAGACCAAACAGTTACTATTAATCTAGATGACGTTGAAGTTTCTGATGCTATCAAGAAAAAAATTCGTGCTGAGTTTGATGCAGTATTAAAACTGTTAGAGTTTGCTGAACGTGGTCATGAGATTTTCCGTTCTTGGTATGTTGATGGTCGTGTTTACTATCATGTACTATTAGATGATAAGAATTTAAAGCAAGGAATTGTTGAGTTACGCTACATTGATCCACGTAAGATTCGTAGGATTAAAAATGTAGTTAAGTCAAGAACTCCTCAAGGTGTTGAGGTTGTTAAAGAAGTACAAGAATACTATCTTTACAATGACAAAGGTATTACTGAGCAAACAACACAAGGTGTTAAGTTATCTTTAGATTCAGTTGTTTATGCTCCATCTGGTTTCTTGGATGCTAATACTGGTATGATGATGTCTTATTTGCACAAAGCGATTAAGCCAACCAACCAGTTAAAGATGATTGAAGATTCACTAGTAATCTATCGTATCTCTCGTGCTCCTGAACGCAGAATTTTTTATGTTGACGTGGGTAACCTTCCAAAGCTGAAGGCTGAGCAATACGTTAACGATATTATGAACAAGTTCCGTAACAAGATTGTTTATGATGCAACGACAGGCGAGGTTCGTGATGACCGTCGCCACTTGTCAATGATGGAAGACTTCTGGATGCCACGTCGTGAAGGTGGTAAGGGTACTGAAATTACCACACTTCCAGGTGGACAAAATCTTGGTGAGATCCAAGACATTGAATACTTCCAACAGAAACTATATCGTGCATTAAATGTACCAATCGGTCGCCTACAACAAGATGGTGGTTTTAGTATTGGACGTGCTCAAGAAATTAGTCGTGATGAAGTTAAGTTCAATAAGTTTATTGTAAGACTTCGCACTAAGTTTTCTACAATATTTACTGACGCATTATATGTTCAGTTAGTAGCTAAAAATATTATTCGCCCAGAAGAGTGGGACTTAATTAAACAAGACATTCGTTATAATTATGTTGAAGACAATCATTATGCTGAGTTAAAGGATAATGAGATTTTGTTGGGTCGTGTTAATACCTTACAAATGATTGAACCATATCTAGGTAGATTCTACTCTATGGATTGGGTTCGTAAAAATGTTCTTCAACTTACTGAAGATGAAATTAATGAGATGCAAGAGCAAATGGATAGTGATGAGAAAGAACACCAAAATGATGCCGAGCGCACAGGTGTTCTAGCTGGTGTTACGCAAGCTGCTCAACAGAACTATCTACAAGCAAATGCACCTCAGGCTACTGAAGCACCAACTGCTGATGCGCCAAAACCAAATGGTCAATAAGGAGATATTATGAGTACATTAGATTTAGTAGCAGCAATTATTAACAAAGATGCTACAGGTATTGAAACTGAGTTTAACGCTGCTATGGCAGAAAAGATTTCTGATCGTTTAGAAGATATGCGCACTAATGTTGCACAAACAATGTTTAAACAAGAAGAACCAACAGCCGAAGAAGAATGAAATACTACGAATTAAAGTCTTCTTTAAGAAAGTCTAACATTGCTGAAAGTGTTAGATCCTATCTTCAGTTAATCGAATTGACTGAAGAAGGTAAGATTTTGATCAATGGTTTAAATACTGAATTTAAAACGATTGAAGAAGCAAGAAATTATATTAAAGAAGATTACGATACGCACCAACTAGCCGATAAGATTACAAAAGATACATACCAAGAAATTTCGGAAAACACTGTGGCTAGTATTATTAAAGAATATCACGATATTAAAGTTACTGATACATTAATAGAGTCATACGTAGAACTTGCTTCTTCTAATATTTTTAGTCTTGATCCAGTCGTACAAAAAATTCGTTCATTGAATAAACTTGATAGAGTTGTTGAAGGTAAACTTCACTATGTGCTTGCTGATAGTTCTACCGTTGCAATAAACGAAGATACGCAAGATATCCTAAATAAGTTATTAGGTAATCAAATAGAGATTATCGAGTATATGAGAGAGTCAAAAGAGAACTTCTTTCATGTGCTTGAACAAATAGAGGAATAAAATGGCTGCCACTAGAACCACAATAATTAGAAATACAAACTTAGAGACTATCATTAAGTATGAAGGTAGTTCAACTGACACTGCCGCAACTATTGATATCTCTACACTAACTGCTTCTACCCAAGCACGTAATTCTGAAACTCCAACAGTAAACATTGTTAAGTTTATTGCAACAGGTTTGCTAACTTCTGGTGTTACAGTTGTAAGAAACAGTGTTACAGTTTTAGCAGCTGCGCCAGAAAACGCAATAGTGTTAGACTTAACACAAAATCATATTAGCGATAACATCCAGAATACTTCTAACATTGTTATCACCACAACAGGTGCTGCGTCAACTGGTTATCTAGTTCTACGTAAACTTGCTGGTTGGGCTACTAAAGTTGAAGACGCTACTTATGGCGCTTACGACGACGTTACTCGTGTTGGTGCTTCTACCACTGTTAGTGGTTCTCCAGATAAGGTCTAACTATGAAACTAATTAGAGAAGTCTACGACACTACTAACGTAATCGTTGAAGAAAAACTAGGCAAACCAAAACAATACTTTATTGAAGGTATTTTTCTTCAATCAGAAATTACTAACCGCAATGGTCGTATGTACAAAGAAAGTACAATGGATCGTGAGGTCGGTCGTTATTTAAAAGAAGCAGTTGAAATGAATCGTGCATACGGTGAACTGGGTCATCCAGAAGGTCCAGGTATTAACCTTGATCGCGTATCACATATGATTACTTCTCTGCGTAAAGAAGGTACGAACTATATTGGTCGTGCCAAGATTTTAGATACTCCAATGGGTCAAATCGCTAAAGGTCTTTTAGAAGGTGGCGCTAACCTTGGTGTGTCTTCAAGAGCAATGGGTTCACTTAAGACTAACAACGAAGGTGTTCAAATTGTTCAGGATGATTTCATGCTGTCTACTGCAGCAGATATCGTCGCCGACCCTTCAGCCCCCGATGCTTATGTACGTGGGATTATGGAAGGTAAGGAATGGACATTTGTTGATGGAAAGTTTGTGGAGCAAAATATTGAAGAGGTAAGATCTTTCATTAAGAAAACTTCTTCTAGAAATCTAGAGGAAGCAAAGATACAGGCTTTCCAACACTTTCTGAGTAAAATCAGATAAAATATAAATAAATCATAGAACTATCCAGTTAGGAGAACATAGATGTCAATCGAACAAAAAATCGCTGAAATTTTAGCTGAGTCTAAAAAGAAACAATTAGACGAAGCCAAGTTAGCAGGTGCCGAAGGTGGTAGTAAATCTACTAAAGAAAATGCAGAAGCTGGCGACCAAGCTGTTATTCGCCAAGGTAATGCAGTTCCAAATGGTGGTGAAACACCAAACCCAGATAATGCACGCAATAACGTGGACAATGAAAAAGAAGCTGAGGGTGGTACTTCTAAAAAGTCTAACCCAGCTAACAGCAGCGCAGAAGCTGGCGACCAAGCTGTTGTCCGCAAAGGTGATGCTATCAAAGGTATGAAAGAAGATCTAGACGCTATGTTTGGCGCTGATGATCTGTCTGAAGAATTCAAGACTAAAGCTGCTACGATTTTCGAAGCTGCTGTTATGTCCCGTGTAACTGCTGAAGTTACTCGTTTAGAAGAAGAGTTCGAAGCAAAAGTAGCTACTACTGTTGCTGAAGAAATTGAGGGTATTGTTGAACAAGTTGATGGATACCTCGGCTATATTGCTGAGCAGTGGATGACACAGAATGAAATCGCCCTTGAGCGTGGTATTAAGTCTGATATATTAGAAAGTTTCGTTGATGGTCTGAAAGGACTATTCGAAGAACACTATATTGATGTTCCAGAAGAAAAGTATGACCTACTTGGCGAAATGGAAGAACACATTAGTGATCTTAAATCTAAGATTGACGAGCAAGTTGCTGCCAATGTTGAGTTGACTAAATCAGTTAACGAAGCAAAGCGTAATGAAATCGTTAAGACAGTTAGCGAAGGCTTGACTGATACAGAAGCTGAAAAGTTTGCTGGTCTAGTTGCTGAAGTAACTTTCGATGATGCTGAAACTTATGAAACTAAAGTCAAGACTTTACGTGAATCTTATTTCACTACTAAAACTACATCAGGTGTAACATCTGTTGTAACTGATACTCCAGTTGAAGTAATTACTGAAGCTGGCTCAAAGAAAGTAGATCCTAAAATGTCTGCTTACGTATCAGCTCTCAACAATAAATAAATTTTAATTTAAAGGAAATCCAAAATGGATCGCAAACAATTAATGGAAAAATGGGCACCAGTGTTAAATCACGAAGGCTCTGCTCCAATCGAATCCGCTTACAAGCGTGAAGTAACTGCTGTTCTTCTAGAAAACCAAGAACGCGAAATGGGCAAGCAACAAGAAGCCCTATTCGAAACTGCTCCAACTAACTCTGTTGGTTCATACGGTGACACTGGCGGTATCGCTAAGTTTGACCCAGTATTGATCAGCTTGGTTCGTCGTGCAATGCCACAACTTATCGCTTATGATATCGCTGGCGTACAACCAATGACTCAGCCAACTGGTTTGATCTTCGCGATGAAATCACGTTACAGCACTCAAGGTGGTACTGAAGCGTTGTTCAACGAAGCTGATACAGACTTCGCTGGTACTGGTACTCACTCTGGTGCTGCAGCTTTTGCTGGTTCAGACACTACTGGTTCTGGCTTGGCTACTTCTGCAGCTGAGCGTCTTGGCCAAGGTGGAACTGGTGACGGTTCTTTCGGTCAAATGGCTTTCTCAATCGAAAAGACTTCTGTAACTGCTAAGACTCGTGCTTTGAAAGCTGAATACTCAGTTGAACTAGCACAAGACTTGAAAGCTGTTCATGGTCTTGACGCTGAAGGTGAACTAAGCAACATCCTCTCTACTGAGATTCTTGCTGAGATCAACCGTGAAGTTGTTCGTACTGTTTATACTACTGCAAAGCCAGGTGCCCAAGTTGGTACTGCTACTGCTGGTACTTTTGACCTTGACGTTGACTCTAATGGTCGTTGGTCTGTTGAGAAATTCAAAGGTCTAATGTTCCAAATCGAACGTGAAGCCAATGCTATCGGTCAACAAACTCGTCGTGGTCGTGGTAACTTTATCATCACTTCAGCTGACGTTGCTTCTGCTTTAGCAATGGCTGGTGTTCTTGACTATTCTTCTGGCTTGACTGGTAAGAATAACTTGAACGTAGATGATACTTCTACTACTTTCGCTGGTGTTCTAAATGGCAAGTACAAAGTATATGTTGACCCATATACTTCAAACGTATCTGCTACTCAGTTCTTCGTTGTTGGCTACAAAGGTCAGTCAGCGTTTGATGCTGGTTTGTTCTACTGCCCATACGTACCTCTCCAAATGGTTCGTGCTGTTGATCCTAACAGCTTCCAACCAAAGATTGGTTTCAAGACTCGTTATGGCATGGTTGCTAACCCATTCGTTTCATTGGATGGTACTGGCGGTCTAACTGCTAACGAGAACTACTACTACCGTCGCGTAAAAGTTACTAACTTGATGTAATCATCGAGTTGGCTACTAAGCCGACATAGAAGCGGTATTTTAAAGGGGGACTTTCGGGTCTCCCTTTTTTTCTTCCTAAATAATAATATGACAATATCTATTCCAGCTGGACTTAATCCTCTATCGCCAAATGGCTTTAACTTTAGTATATCTAAGGTTCCAGGAGTTACATTCTTTTGCCAACAAGCAGTTATTCCTGGCATTATGTTAGGTGAGCCTACTTTCTCCACACCATTCTCAACTCAGCCATTACCTGGAGATACGCTTTCGTATGATCCACTAACTATTCAGTTTTTGATTGATGAGGATATGCTAAACTATAACATCGTTTATAATTGGATTGTTGCTTTGGGTTTTCCAGAATCATATGAACAATACACAACTTTGCTTGCCAATGATCAAACTGCATACGGTGAACTTGCAAAGAACTACTCTGATGCTACTCTGCAAATATTAGATTCTAACAACAACCCTGTTAGAAGCGTTACATTTTTTGATTGTTTCCCAACGTCTTTAGAAACTCTTACATTTGCTTCAACTAATGATGGTGTTAACTATCTCATCGGTAGTGCAACATTTAAATTCGGACTCTATAGATTTGCATAATTAATTTGACTTTATTGCAGATTTATAGTATAATGTTATTTTGAGGTTATTATGAATATAGAACAATTGCAAGAACAGTGGGATATTGATTGCCAAATAGATGATAACTATCTTGGTGAAACCACTACCGCTACTCCCAAACTTCACGCTAAGTATTTAAAACTACTTGTCAACATCAAACTCAAACACACTAAGTTGGGTTCTGATTATAACATCCTCCGTAAAAATAAATTTCGTTTGTATCGTGGTGAACTGTCACGTGATGAATTAATTGCGCTAGATTGGCAACAATGGCAAGGGGTCAAGCCACTCAAGAATGAGATGGATGAATTCCTACAAGGTGATACTGAACTAAACATAATGCGTGTTAAAATTGATTATCTTGAAACAATGATATATTTCCTTGAGTCAGTTCTCGGTCAAATTAAAGCAAGAGACTGGCAAATTAAAACTGCTGTTGAGTGGAAGAAATTCCTCGCTGGAATGTAATGATTAAAATTGAAAAGTTAGATGAAGTCTATGTTCGTATATTTTCTGACCCAAGCATTGAGCAAGAGTTAGGAGACTTCTTCACGTATGAATATCCAGGTGCTAGATTTACACCACAATTTCGTGCTAGGTTGTGGGATGGAAAGGTGCGCTTATATGATGTAATACGTAAAACACTTTATATTGGTTTACTTAATTATGTTAAAGAATTTGCCGAAAGGAATCATTATGAAATACAATATGTTATCCCAACCGACTTCGTACAAAATAGTATCGTTTACAGTGACGTTGAGCGATGGGTCGAAACACTCAATCCACAGTCAAGAAATGAAGCCATCACAGTACGCGACTACCAATGTGATGCAATCCATAAAGCAATCAATGATGAACGAGTATTACTCTTATCACCAACAGCGTCAGGTAAATCGTTAATTATCTATTCAATTCTTAGATGGCATCTAGAACATAATCGTAAATGTATTATAATTGTTCCAACAACGTCATTAGTTGAACAATTATATACAGACTTTGAAGATTATTCTAGCGCAAATCAATGGCCAGTAAAAGAACACTGTCAAAAACTCTACTCTGGTTTTACTAAGGATATTACCAAGGATGTTTTAATTACTACTTGGCAGTCGGTTTATCTACAACCAAAATCATGGTTCAAACAATTCAATGTTATCTTTGGTGATGAAGCCCATCAATTTAAAGCCAAATCTCTTACAGGGGTTATGGAAAAGATGGATGCAATTAAGTACCGTATTGGTACCACAGGAACACTTGATAATAAGAAGATTCATAAATTAGTTCTTGAAGGTGTGTTTGGTCCAGTGCATAGGGTTACTACAACTAAGAAGTTAATGGATAGTGGGAAACTTGCTGAACTAAATATCATGTGTGTGCTACTAAAATATAACGAAGAGATTCGTAAAGGGCGAAAAAATAACACGTACCAAGAAGAAATGGATTGGCTTGTATCTTGTGAACCAAGGAATAAGTTTATCCGAAACTTGGCAGTAAATTCTAAAGGTAATACGCTTGTTCTTTTTCAATACGTTGAAAAGCACGGCAAAGTTCTTTACGACCTTATTAAAAATAAAGTTCACGATAAAAGAAAAATATTTTTTGTTTATGGAGGCACTGAAACAAGTGACAGAGAAGCAATTCGTCATATCACAGAAGGTGAAAGCGATGCTATTATTATTGCTAGTTTTGGCACATTCTCCACTGGCATCAACATACCGTCTCTCGAGAATGTCATTTTTGCATCGCCAAGTAAATCCAAGATCCGCAACTTGCAAAGTATTGGTCGTGGTCTAAGATTGAAAGATGGCAAAACAACTTGTAACTTATTTGATCTTGCTGATGACTTACATTGGAAGTCTTGGAAGAATCATACCCTTAATCATGCAGCAGAGCGTTATAAAACTTACGCTGAAGAAGAGTTTAAAATCAAACTTGTCGAGGTTGATTTATGCTAATTAATAACGAATCGTATATAGTGTTGAAACTAAGCACTGGTGAACAACTCATGGGTATTCTTGAACAAGAAGACGCAACCCATATTCAAATATTAGATCCTATGATTATCAGAACTATACCTGTTCTAAGTGAAGGTAGAGAGCACGTTACTGCTCATCCTTATTGCCAATTTACAGGTGACAATGTTTTTGACATTGAGAAACGAAACGTAATCTTTATAAAACCATTGTTGGCTACAATGATCCCCCACTATCTTCGAATTGTAAAAGAACATGAAAAGAGTCCTGCTTTACAAACACAGAAACGTGCTGAGGATTTGGACTGGGGAGATGGAGGAGATATTACTAGAGATGAAGCAATTCGTAGAATACAAATGCTCGAGGGAGTTACTGGGATCTCCGTAGAGGAGAAAGATGAACCAGAAGGTTGGTTCATTGAAGGAAACGATACTAAGCACTAATCACTTATATCAAACCCCACATGGTTTATTATACCCATGTTCAAGTAGAAAGGCAAATCTAAATAACTGCAAGATGCAAGTTAAATGAAGTTTGCCTTTTTTCTTTATATAAGGTATACTATGGATATGTTGATAAATTTAAGGAAGCAATAAATGCTATGGCTCATTACGTAAACAATAAAGACTTTCTCGCAGCAATCGTTGAGATGAAAGAAAAAGTAAAATTTGCTGAAGAGAATGGTTTACCAAAGCCAATCATTAGTAACTATATCGGCGAGTGCATCTTAAAGATCGCAACGCACTTATCATATAAACCGAATTTTATTAACTACTCGTATCGTGATGATATGATTCTTGATGGGATTGAAAACTGTATTCAGTATATAGATAATTTTGATCCTGCTAAATCAAGCAATCCTTTCGCTTACTTTACACAAATTATTTACTACGCATTTTTAAGACGCATAGCCAAAGAAAAGAAACAATCTTATATTAAAGGTAAGTTAATTCAGAACATGCCCTTTGAAATGTTTGAACTTCAAGAACATGATGAGACTGGCGAATTCCATAATGCTTATCTTGAATTTATGCAAAACAATAGCACGTTTGATGATTTCATCGGCAGGAAAAAAGAAAAAGCTGCCAAGAAGAAAATGGAAAATACATTGAACGCATTTATAGATGATGAGGTGATAGATGACACGATCGATAACGGATTGGATAGCGGAATTGAGCAGGGGAACGAGAGTGAGTTATCGCAACTATCCTCCGATACGCAGGAACAAGAAACGCATAAGTAAACGAATTCTCAGGAAATTTGCTTGGGATACAACTGATAATCAATTTGACTTGAATAAAATTATGAACGAAAATACAAACGAGAAAATCTTTTTAGGTGTTAGTGACTTTGATGACTTGATTACTTCAGAAATTCTGAAGCGTCGTGTTGAAGCAGGTCAACGTACCATTCATCGCGAAACTACTGTTCTCTGCAATCGTGAGCAGTGGGCAACGTGGGCTGAAGAACGATTTGAGAAAGACTTACATGTCCAAGGTAATTCCTCTAATGGTCTTATCATTGAACGTGATACAAACAATTATATTCGCTTTGACGTAAATAGTAATACTGTTACTGTTCGTGCTTATGGTGATGCTGACTTTGGTGATGCAATCGTTGCGATGATTGAGGCTCACTTTGATATTGTAACTTCTCATATCGAATGGGTTTACGGTAGCGATGGCGCTTCTGTTAATGTGCCATTGAATCGTGATCGTCTTCCAGTTGATGAAATGTATCCATTCCTTGGTGAAGAAACACTTGGTGAATATTATGAACGCTACATGGCGTCCTCAGCGAATATCCTACTGTTGATTGGTCCACCTGGAACTGGTAAGACTACATTCATCCGTGGTCTGCTGGCTCACACAAACTCATCTGCAATCGTTTCATATGATTCTGGAATCCTTGAGAAAGATGGTTTCTTCGCTCGCTTTATTGAGAGTGATGACAACGTAATGGTTCTTGAAGATTCTGATGCGTTTCTAAAATCTCGCAGTGATGGCAACACAATGATGCACCGATTCCTAAACGTAGGCGATGGTCTTGTAACAACCAAAGGTAAGAAAATGATTTTCTCTACTAACCTACCATCTATCCGTGATATTGATTCAGCATTGGTTCGTCCAGGTCGTTGCTTTGATATTGTTACCTTTGACAATCTATCATATGGCGATGCTGAGAAACTGGCCAAACGCTTGGGTGTTGTTCTTCCAGAAATTAAAGACACATATTCTATCGCAGAAGTTTTTAATCAAAGGACTGAAGGTATGAACAAAGCTGGAAATAGAAAGGTAGGTTTCATTTGAAGGTAATTATTATCACTGATCAGCATTTCGGTGCTCGTAATGATAGTATTGCGTTTTTAGATTTCTATCAAAAATTCTATGACAACACTTTCTTTCCTACTCTTGACGCATCTGGTATTGATACTGTTCTTGTTCTTGGTGATACGTTTGATAGACGTAAGTATGTCAATTTCTACGCACTTGATAGAGCCAAGAAAATGTTCTTTGATAAATTGGAAGAGCGTGGCATTACTGTTTATATGTTGGCTGGTAATCATGACACTTATTTCAAAAACACTAATGAAGTAAATTCTCCTGATTTGTTACTGGCTGAGTACACTAATATTGAAGTCATTGATGAACCAAAAACCATTAATGTAAATGGATTTGAGGTTTGTATGTTACCGTGGATCTGTCCTGAAAACTATACACAAAGTCTTGACGAAATAAAGAACACCACAGCTACATTATGCATGGGGCATCTTGAGATCGCTGGGTTCGCAATGTATAGAGGAATGGAATCCCATGAAGGATTTTCTGCAGAAACTTTCAACAAGTTTGACTTGGTTTTTAGTGGTCATTATCACCATCGTAGTAACGACCGCAATATTCACTATCTGGGAAATCCGTACGAACTTACTTGGCAGGATTATAACGATCCCAGAGGATTCCACTTGTTCGACTTCACTAACAGACAACTCGACTTCGTTGAAAATCCTTATCGAATGTTCGAAAGACTCGAGTACACCGATAAAGAAGTCGAGCCAATCGACCTTGATCAGTTAGAACTTAAAGACAAGTATATAAAATTAGTTGTTTTGGAAAAGACTGACTTTTATAAATTTGACAAATTCATTCAGAAGTTATATAATAAAGGTTGCCACGAAATTAAAATTGTGGAAGACTTTTCTGAATTTCAAGAAGGTGAAATCAATGAAGAGATTAACTTAGAAGATACAGTTTCTGTTCTCTCTAACTATATTGAATCAATTGAAACCGATGTTGATAAAGAAAAAGTTAAGTCATATATGCGTGGCTTATATACTGAGGCGATTAACATAGAGGTAATCTAATGCAATTAGAACTTGATTTTGGACAATGGATGCAAAGGGAATTATTTGAATGATTGTATTTAAAAGTGTAAGCTGGAAGAACTTTCTTTCTACTGGCAACTCACCTAATAAGGTTCTACTAAACAAATCACAAACTACTTTAATCATCGGTAAGAATGGTGAGGGTAAAAGCACAATCTTAGATGCATTGTGCTTTTCATTATTTGGTAAACCCTTTCGTAATGTTAACAAAGGTCAGCTGATTAACTCTATCAATGGTAAGGGTTGTTTAGTTGAGGTTGAGTTTGAAGTTAATGGCAAAGAGTATAAAATCATTCGTGGTATAAAACCAAATGTCTTTGAGATTTGGTGTGAGAATGAAATGCTTAATCAGGATGCTGCTTCTCGTGATTACCAAAAGATCCTTGAGCAACAAATACTTAGATTAAATTATAAGACGTTTACCCAAGTTGTTATTTTAGGTTCTGCGTCATTCGTTCCATTTATGCAGTTATCATCTTCTCAACGTAGAGAAGTTATTGAGGATATTCTTGACATTAGAATTTTCTCTACAATGAATTCGTTATTGAAAGAAAAAGCGCAGGAGACTAAAGATGGTATATTACGGATTGAGGGTGAAATTAAAAGCGCAAAGGACAAGGTTGAGAGCCAACAAACAATCATCAAAACTATCGCCGAAGCGAAGTCCAATGTTATCGAAAGTATCGTATCAAAGATATCTGCTAACAATGATGAGATTCTATCTGTCGAGGGGGAGGTCGGACTTATCGTTTCGGAGATCCATACTCTTCAAGCAAGCATCAATGATAAGGACAATGTATCTGAAGACATTGACAAAGCCAAATCAATTAGAAGTAAGTTACTCCAGAAGATCGAAACTTGCGAGCACCACTCGGAGTTTTTTAACGAACATGACGTATGTCCAAGTTGTAACCAAGATATCCCAGAAGAATACAAAGAGGGTATTATCAAAGATCTTAATGAGAAACTGTTGGACAACAACACAAAGATTAATGAACTCGAAACAATACTTACAAACCTCAACGAAAAGTTATCTGAAATACAAAAAGTGGTTGAGCAAATTACCGATAAGAACATTGAGTTATCTACAAGAAACAGTACGATCACCTTACTCAACAAACAAATCCGTGAACTTGAAACTGAGACCCAAAGGGTTAAATCTGACACAACTAACATCGATGAGGAGAAGTCGAAGTTAAAAGAACTCGCTCAAGATGCGTTAAATAAGATTACTCAAAAGAATCTATTGCTTGAACATCGTAACATTGAAGAAGTTGCTAATGTTCTATTGAAGGACACTGGTATTAAGACTGCGATTATCCGTGAGTATTTACCTGCCATGAATAAGTTGATTAATAAGTATCTTAATGCAATGGATACGTATATCCACTTTGAACTTGACGAAGCGTTCAACGAAAAGATCAAGTCTCGTTTTCGTGATGAGTTTACTTATGCAAGTTTCTCTGAGGGTGAGAAGATGCGTATTGACCTTGCAATCTTATTTACTTGGCGTTCAATCGCAAAGATGAAGAACTCGGTCAACACTAACCTTCTCTTACTCGATGAGATCTTTGATTCAAGTTTAGATACGGCAGGGACTGACTACTTCCTTACGCTTATGAATACCCTCGGAGGGAATTCAAACATCTTTGTTATTAGTCATAAGGGTGATCAACTCTTTGATAAGTTCAGATCCGTGATAAAGTTTGAGAAACGCAACGATTTCTCAGTAATTTCACAATAACCCTACAGAGGGTAGGGTTAAAAAACCCTTTAAAATCAACAACTTACGCTTGCAATCAAATATCGCTTTACTTTTATACAAGGTTGGAGTATAATAGTTGTATAAATTGATTGAAAGGTGTATATTATGACGATTCATAAAGAGATGTGGGCAGATTTTAACGACTACGAACTAGCCAAACTTTGCTATACATATGGCATTGAAGAAGAATTGGTTTGGGCAGATAACCTTACCTTAGCAAATCGTGAACAAGTTGAAAAATTGCTCACTGACTTTGAGTTGGATATCGCTGCAGCTGGAGAATACCTATAATGGATATCAAATCATCAGACCTTTCCGCACGTCTACTCGCTACTGAGAATCTTTCAGTTCAGCGAGCAAGGACTCGCACCGCATCTTTCGATGTAAAATCCCGTGTACTAACACTACCTCTTTGGAAGGATATGACTCCCGAGATTGAGGACATGCTTGTTGGTCACGAAGTCGGTCACGCATTATATACAACCGACGACTATTTTGATCCAATCGCTCAGAACTCCAAAATCATGACTTACCTCAACGTACTGGAAGACGTGCGTATTGAGAAACTCATCAAACGTAAATATCCAGGTCTGCGTAAACGCATGAACGAAGGATACAAGCAACTGAACGATCGCGACTTCTTTGGTGTCAAACAAGTTCAATCTTTTGACGACTTGTTATTGATTGACAAAATCAATCTTTACTTCAAAGCAGGTTTCTCATGTGGTGTTCAATTTACACCTGAAGAACGCCAGTTCGCAAATCGTGCTGAACGCACCGAGACTGTTGCTGAAGTAATTGAGTTGGCTGAAGAGATTTGGGCTTACTCAAAAGAACAGCTGGAAGAAAAGAAGAAGAAAGCATTACAAAATCAAACACCTGAAGATATCGAAGATCTTGAAGATAGTGAAGATCAAGATGGTGACTTTGATGACAGTGATATCGACTTTGATGACTTCCAAGAAACTGATGAAGAACAAGATCAAGAGTTGAAACCAGCTAAACAAAAATCTTCTGGTGATGAAGAAAAGAAAGAACAGGAAGAATCTCCTACAGTTGGTGATCAAGAACTTGAATCTAAAACTGAGAAAGCATTCGCTGAGAAGTTAGAAGACCTCGCTGATGAAAGTACTGAATATCTCTACCATGAATTTGATACTGACTATTTTCATGACCCAGTGATTGGTTACAAAAAGATTCTCAGTGAGACCAAAGCAGTATGGGTCAAAGATGAAGAGAATGTTACTGAAGAAGATCGTAAGTTTATTGCTTCAGAAAATGGTAAGTACGATAAGTTCAAAGCCGAGACTACCAGCGCAGTCAACTACTTGGTAAAAGAATTTGAGATGCGTAAGTCTGCAGCCCTGTACAAACGTGCTCAGGTTTCTAAGTCTGGTTCGTTGGATATGAAGAAAGTCTATGCATATAAACTGCAAGATGACTTGTTCAAACGTGTTACTGTTCTCCCACAAGGTAAGAACCATGGAATGTTGTTCTTGCTGGACTGGTCTGGTTCTATGGATGGTGTTCTTGAAGATACCTTGAAGCAAGTTATAAACTTGGCAATGTTCTGTGCTCGAATCAATATTCCGTATCGTGTGTTGGCGTTTACATCGCAATATAATGATCATAAGTATCCTACTGAATTAGAACAAATTAAACAACGTAAATGGATTATCAACAAACGTGTTCGTAACGAAGGTAAGAATATTCTTACTAATGCCAGCAACAACTTCCATCTTCTTGAGTTGTTCTCTAGCAAGATGACTACCAGCGAATTCCATTCTATGGGTAAACGTGTTATCAATCGCAGGTTCCAATGGAATGAAGGTTATAGCACTGGTGGTACTCCGCTGAACGAAGCATTAGTATGGATGTATTTAAATATCGACAAGTATATCAAACAGAATTCTATTGAGAAGCTGACTTTGATTACATTGACTGATGGTGAAGGTGGTGCGTTGTGTTCTTCTGAAGGTGATATGTCTGATACACGTTATGGCTATGACGCAAATGGCATGACCAAGAAAATCAAACAGAAGCATTTTATTCGCGATGAAGTTACGCAAAAGACTTATCAGTTGACACGATTTGCAAATCCTCAGACTGAAACCTACTTGCGTATGATTAAAGATCGTCACAATATTATGGTTGTTGGTTTCTATATCTGCCGCAATGCTCGTCGTGACTTGCATAGTGCGTTGAATTCTAACCTACCATCATTCAATGGTGATGTTTATTCTCAAATTGAATCTTGGAGGAAAGACTTCCGCCACCAAGGGTTTGCGTCAATCAAGAATACTGGTCGTGATGACTTGTTCTTGATTCCTCAAACTGCAACGAAGATTGTTGAATCTGACCTCGATGTAAAAGCCGATGCCAACGCAAAGGTTATTGCAAAGGAATTCGGTAAGTTTTTGAACGTAAAGAAGACCTCCCGAGTCCTACTCAATAGGTTCGTAGGCTACGTTGCGTAAGTTATTGATTTAGAAGGGGATTTTATTCCCCTCAAATCTGCAAGGGATTACAAAATTTCGCTTTACTTTAATGCAAGGTTGGCGTATAATAGTTGTATAAGTTGATTGATTATGGTGTTTTTTTGAAAGAGGATATATGATGGCTAAGATTGACCCTGCATTTCAGACTGAGTTTGAGACCAAACTGTTTGAATTATTCCCCGATGTTAAGACAGAGGGTGTCGTACAAAATGCGCAGTTGCTAGAAACGATGCGTGTTCTTGGTACCAAAACATCACCCAAGTGGTTGATGGAAAATAAAGTAAGTCGTGGCTTGTATGCTATTAATGGCAGCAAACCTACAATCGTTGGAAATACTGCGTTGAAACAGGAAGAATCATTCACAGTGGATTATACTAATACAGCTTCATTGATCCCTGCGAAGGATCCGAACTTTGTTCCATTCGGTAACTATGCCGACTTGGAAAATATTATTAAGGCGAAGATTTTCTATCCAGCCTATATCTCTGGACCAACTGGCAACGGTAAGTCAACTATGATTGAGCAGATTTGCGCCAAGCATAAGCGTCCACTGATTCGTGTTAACTTAAACATGATGACTGATGAGGAACAACTCATCGGTACGAAAACCCTTGAAGACGGTAACGTGATTATCGTTGAAGGTCCAGTTCTTATCGCTATGCGAACTGGTTGCACACTATTGCTTGACGAGATTGACGCTGGCTCAGCAAATACTTTGCTTTGTTTGCAACCGATCCTCGAGGGTAAACCTTACTACTTCAAACTCAAGAACGAGATGATTGTTCCAGCACCTGGATTCAATATCTTCTCGACTGCGAATACCAAGGGTAAAGGTTCAGATGATGGTCGTTACATTGGTACGAACGTCTTGAACGAAGCATTCTTGGAACGATTTGCTGTTACGTTTGAACAGGATTATCCTAGTGCTAAGATTGAACAAAAGATTATTGAGAATCTGATGGACTCTTACGGTTGCAAAGACCAAGAGTTTGCGGAGACATTAGTTAAGTGGGCTGACGCAATTCGTCGCACCTTTGCTGATGGTGGTGTGGATGAAACTATTACGACTCGTCGTATGATTCATATTGTTCGTGCGTTTGCAATCTTTAAGAAGCGTGAGAAAGCAGTAGAACTTTGCTGCAATCGTTTTGACACTGCTACTAAGCATGCATTCATCGACCTGTATGATAAAGTTGCAAACCCTGCACCTGAGGTTCCTGCAACACCTGAAGTTGCTCCAACTGCAAGTGATGAGGTTCCATTTTAAACTTGACTTGCAATCTAAATCGTAGTATAATATTATTTGAAACTGAAAAAGGAAATTGATTATGTTGAAATTTGCTGACCTGAGCATGGCTCAAAAGAAATGCGTTGTTGCTTTGATTGAAGCCCAACCCTCTCTTAAGAAAAATGGCAAGATCTCTTTGAAAGAAGTCGTTGCTATTACCCAAGATTTGGCATCTAAGCGTACTGCTGGTGCTGTCAAGATTGGTTATCCTAACTGGTTGTTCAAGACCAATAAAGTAGAACGTGGCGTTTACCAATTGCCAGTTCCTACTGAAGCTGAACTTTCGAATTACACGAAAGATCTAACCAACAAACCTGCGTCTAGCAAGATTGTTAAGAACAAGAAAGTAGTTAAGGTTACTGCTAAGAGCAAACCTTCTACTGATCTTTCCGAGACTACTCGTCTTGAAAAGATTATCAATGATTCTGTTGAAGTTGATCAGGATACTGAAGACTTCAATCAGATCTTACGTGAGAACGGCATCGAAGTCTAACTCACGTCTTTGGTACCACAGGGGTCACTGCCATCTCCCCTGTGGTTTTTTTATTTTGTGATGGTTAAATTATGGAGTCATTTTAAAATGTCTAAACAAAACTTGCTGTTGAAGCACCTTAATGCTGGTAAAGCATTCACCGCAAAGCAGATCTCTGCTTCTTTCGGTATCGCTCAACCAGCGTCCACAATCCGTAACTTGCGCGAGCAAGGCTACTGTGTTTACTCTAACCCAGCAGTGGTTAATGGTACTGAAGTAGTTAAGTATCGCATTGGTAAACCAACTCGTGCTATGGTTGCTCTTGCTGCAGCTGTGCGTGGTTCTTCTGTATTTACTCGTACAGTCTAATTAAGTGAGTTATAAATGGGCATTCTTCGGAGTGCTCATTTGTCGTTTCATTTGGAGATAATATGGCAACTGATACAAAAGCAAAAATTGATGCTATCAAAGCATCGCAAAATGCCACAACAGGTGGTAGAAAATTTGATGGTGGTAAACTACAATATGGTTTACTGCCACCACTTGCATTAAAAGCAACTGTAGAAATTCTAACATTTGGTGCGGAGAAATACGAACCAGATAATTGGAAGAATGTTCCTGACTCAAAACGTAGATACTTTGACGCAATGCAAAGACATCTTTGGGCATGGAAAGAGGGAGAACAAGATGATCCCGAAACTGGAAAGAACCATTTGGCGCATTCAATGTGTTGTCTAATGTTCTTATATGAACACGATGTAAAGTATTCTGTTGAAAAATAAATTTGACATATACTTGATTTTGGGGTATAATTATTATACATATATTATGTTAATTGAAAAAGGAAATCTAAATGAAACTATCTAAAGAAACCGTAGGATTGATCAAGAACTTTGCTGGTATTAACAGCAATCTACTTTTAAAGTCTGGTAATAAACTAGCCACTATCTCGGCTCAGAAAAACGTAATGGCTGATGCAGTTGTTACTGAAACATTCCCCGACTTTGGTATCTACGACCTCAATGAGTTCCTCGGTGCTATGTCTTTGTTCGAAGATCCAGAATTGACATTCAATGAGAAGTGGGTAACGATCGAACAAGGTGGTAACAGCATCAAGTATTTCGCAGCTGACGCAAGTGTTCTAACTGCTCCGCAAAAAGCAATTACCTTCCCTGATGCAGAAATTGAATTCCCTATGAGTGCTAATATGCTCAGTATGATTCAACGTACTGCTTCTGTTCTTCGTGCTTCTGATGTATCAATCGTTGGCGATGGTTCGACTATTGCTGTAGTTGTTGGTGATAAAAAGAATGCCACTGGTAATTCTTATAACTCTGCAGTGGGCGCAACTGAGAAGAAGTTTAAAGTTAATTTGAAGGTAGAAAACCTAAAGATGATTCCAGGTGACTATCAAGTGTCAATTTCCAGCAAGAAGATCTCTCGCTTCAAAGGTGCTGGCGATTTAGTTTATTACGTTGCAGTTGAAGCAGATTCTACATTTGAAGTTTAATTTGAAAGTTCTATATTATGAAACGGAAACACATAGAAAGTCCACGTGTTAATCGTAAGGTTTTACCTAAAGAAGAATTATATACAATTGATTTAGAAACAGGTAAAACAATACCGAAACTTGTTTGGTGTGATTATCATAAAGAATGGGAATGGGTTGCTAATTTCTATACAGAAAGTCAGAAGAAAGCAAAACACCCCAATGATGTTAGGAATATGTGTATCCCTGCATGGGATTCAGTAAAAGGTAAAGTTGATTTAGATAAACCAATAAACACTAGACCCAAGCAAGAAGAATCTCTTGCAACCCTTATTATGTTTATGGAGTAAGTGATGATTGAATTTCGTGATGACCAGTTTCTGTGGGTTGAGAAGTATCGTCCACAGAAAATAGATGAGTGTGTTCTTCCTGAATCTTTAAAGGATACTTTCAAGCAGTATATCGCCCAAGGCGAACTACCCCACTTTCTTCTTTCGGGAACAGCTGGCGTAGGTAAAACTACCGTAGCAAAAGCACTGTGTAATGAGATTGGTGCTGATTATATTATGATAAATGGTTCAGAGGAATCAGGTATTGATACCCTCCGAACTAAGATTAAGGGATTTGCATCAACAGTATCTCTTACTGACTCACCAAAGATTATTATTATTGATGAAGCAGATTACCTTCAAGCCAACTCTACTCAGCCAGCATTACGTAGTTTCATTGAAGAGTTCTCTGCTAATTGTCGCTTTATCTTTACTTGTAACTTTAAGAATCGTATCTTAGAAGCGATTCATTCTCGTTGTGCGTGTATTGATTTTAAGATTGATAATAAAGATAAGCAGGTTCTGCTTGGTCTATTCTTTAAACGTGCTACGCAGATTCTCAAACAAGAGAATGTAGACTTCGATCAGAAAGTAGTTGCCGAGTTAATCACCAAACACTTTCCAGATTACCGTAGGGTTCTAAACGAACTTCAGCGTTATAGTGTTTCTGGTAAGATTGATTCTGGTATCTTAGTCAACATGAGTCAGGAATCTTTCAAAGATCTAATTAAGATGATGAAAGAAAAAGACTTTACTAATGTCCGTAAATGGGTAGGTAAAAATTCTGATTCAGATACGGTAGCATTGTTCCGTGAACTATATGACACTTCTGTAATTTACATGGCTCCAGAAAGTATTCCTCAACTTGTTTTAATTTTAGCAGACTATCAATACAAAGCAGCATTTGTGGCTGATCACGAACTAAATATTATGGCAGCATTGACCGAGGTAATGGCCAATGTTAAATTCAAATGAGGATGCCATGGAATTTATTGATTACGTAACATATGTAGTAGTGTGGGTATTGGGCGCAGTATATGGATGGCATGCAAGAGAACGCCAAGCCAGAAGAACTATTGACAGATTCTTTTCTGAGGTTGAGGTTCCTGTTGGTGAACAAATTAATGACTCAGTAATCCCAATTAAGATTGATCGCCATAATGGTGTCTTTTTTGTTTACAATAAAGAAACTGAAGAGTTTATGGGTCAGGGTAATACTAAACAAGATTTAGAAGTTACTCTTGCAAAAAGATTTCCTGATAAGAAGTTTGCAGCAGATAAAGAAAGCCTGAAGGTTCTCCATGAGTCCCTTTGATTTTTTAAATGCTATAAATTCAACCAAAGAAAATCTATTTGAAAAGGATCCGCAAGCAGGTAAGGATTATAAACCTTTCCTAATAAATAGAGGGTTATCGTATTTTCCCGATACTGTCCTTTATGCTAACCAGATGAATCAACATGCTGGTTTGGATAAGGATATGCAGTTTTTCTTTTTCCTAAATATTATCACAAGGAAGAAGAGGTTTAGTAAGTGGTCCAAAAAGGATGCTGCAACTGAATCTCTTGAACTTGTTAAAGAGTATTATGGGTATTCAAGTGAGAAAGCAGCAGAAGCACTTAAAGTGTTGTCTGAAGAGAACTTGATTATGATAAAAGAAAAATTATACAAAGGTGGAAAATCATGACTGTTGAAATGATTTATTACGACTGGACGCCAGAGTCCATGCTTGAAGTGAGTTTACCTGAACCTGATAACTTTCTAAAGGTTCGCGAAACTTTGACACGCATTGGCATTGCTTCTAGGAAAGAAAACAAACTGTACCAATCTTGCCATATCCTGCATAAGCAGGGTAGGTATTTTATCGTTCACTTCAAAGAACTATTTGCTTTGGACGGTAAAGAATCGAATATCACTGCAGGTGATATTGAGCGTAGGAATGCGATAGCTGGTTTGCTTCAGGATTGGGATCTGCTAAAGATCCTAAATAATTCCCAAGCCGACCAGAAAGCATCTCTGTCGCAAATTAAAGTTGTATCTTTCAAAGAGAAAGAACAATGGGAATTAGTACCGAAATATAACATAGGAAAAAAATCAAAATGATTAAACTTGAACTTGAAATTAATGAAGTAAACATGATTCTTGCAGTGTTGGGTAAACATCCTTTCGAGGAAGTTGCTAATCTAGTTGTTAAAATTAAACAACAAGGCGACCCACAAGCTGAAGCAATTGTTGCTGCACAAGCAACAGCTGACAAAGCATCAGCTGCAGCTGAACTACCAGCTGCATAAAGTATTCACCTTAGGACCGCTAAGTTACGAATCGTATTAAAGCTGATGATACGTTAAGTCATCGCTGGAAACAGTAACCAGCATTTTAGTATCTTGCCTTCGGGGAGATAAATTTTACTACTCGCTTAATAGGAGCAAAACAATGTTGAATAACATTAACACAGCCATCGATTCCTTCCAAGGAATCAAAACTAAATTCGTTGAGACCTACGTCAAAAACGAAGAACTCAAAAAACCCCTCAATGCTTTTATTGCTGCACAATCTTTCTTTGCGAAGAATGTAGCTAAATCGTATAATGACTTCTTCACTGCCTTGGGTATGTCCGCATATACCTTTGATGCGAAGAAAGCATTCACTAAAGAATAAGGGGACGACAATGACACATCTAACATTATTTGGTCCAGGATTTAAGGACTTTGATAAATTCTTTGTCGGCTTTGAAGATCACGCAAAACAGTTACAGTCTTTGCACGCTGATCTAACTAAAAACATTCCAAACTACCCACCATATAATATTCGTAAGAATAGTGAGAACTCATACACAATCGAAATCGCAGTTGCTGGTTTTGGTGAGTCTGAGATCGATGTTGAGATTGATGGCGGTAAGTTGATTGTCAAGGGTAATGTTGATGCAGCTACTGATGCGCTACAAGATAACTTCTTGTTCAAAGGTATTGCTACTCGTGCGTTTACTCGTGCGTTTGCCATCGATGATCACATTGAAGTCAAGAACGCAGAACTATTCAATGGTATGCTTAAGATCGCTTTGGAGCGTTTAGTTCCAGAAGAACAAAAGCCAAAGAAAGTTAAAGTAAAGACTGCAGGTAAAAAAGAATTCTTACAAGAGGACTCATATGACAAAGCTGCTGAAACACTTTAAGGATGTAACCAGTGGGCTATATGAAGGTCTTCTTATGATGAGAAAACATAAAGCCGACAGGTTCAAAAGATTATGACTAACTGGATCCCAATGACAGATGATGATTGGGATTGGGTAAACGGTAAAGCACCGAAACCAACCAAGTAATCATAACAAGCAGGGGGACTTTCGGGTTCCCCTAAATACTTGTTATGATGAAAGCAAAACTATCACCAAACCTAATCTCTTTCTTTCTGGTTCGCAGAGGGAATTGGATGCTCAAGGTATCGGTGTATAAGAATAAACAGATTCTAGTTTTTATGCAACACGTATATGACATGGATAAAATTATTATGCAATATTTTCATGATCAAAACCAAGCAGCAGATTTTATTGAATATATGATAGAGGAATAATATGATTAAAGTTTTTAAACTATTGAATGGTGAAGAGATTATTGCCAAGACTACAGATACTGGTCTTGGATATACATTATCAGATCCTGCTGCAATTGTAATTCAGCAAACAGATAAAGGTGTTGGCGTTGGACTTGCTCCATATATGCCATATGCCGAAAGCGATATTACTTTATACGCTACCGCAATAGCAACTGAAGGTATCCCATCAAAGAATATGGCGAACGAATATAACCGAATCTTCGGGTCGGGTATCGAGGTCGTTCCTGCCAGTGCTTTAAGCGGACTTCAAATCGTCTCTTAGGACGTGCCAGGACGACCGTAGGGACGTTTTTCGGTTTCAAATGAGGGTTTACCCACCCCTATCTCCCAAAACCCCTCTCTCGGGGTCTAAAAACTCGTCTTTTTCACCAAAATAACCCTACTTTTTGTAGGGTTTTTCAACATTTCGCTTTACTTTAATGCAGATCTAGGGTATACTATATGTATAATGATTGAAAAGGAACTGATTATGTATAAGTCTAAAACTGAGTTGCGTGCTGAAATGGAACAAGCACTGAAGAAATTCTTGAAGCAAGGTGGTTCTATTGAGGTTGTAAAACCCCGCAAAGGACCAAAGATGGTTATGCGTTCAAAGGTTACCAAACAAGCATCCACTGGAACTTCTGGTTTCGCTGTTGGTTTTCCACGTAAGTCGTTCGTTTAATTTTAGGAGATCATAAATGTCTGAATTCAAATCTTGGGAAGAAATGTCTGTGTTGGAACAAATGCAGTGCCAATACTGGGATATGTACAAGGATGCGTATGGTGTTCGTCCACGTGGTATCGATACCACCGAGTGGACCGAGGAATATTTCATGGCAGAATTTGAAACCCTTGGTAAAGTTATTGAGCAGGAAGAGATCGCTCGCAAGGAATCTGAAGCCCAAGCATCGATCCGCTTTGAGGCGCAGATCCAGTCGATGATATCCTCTGGCGCAAAGAGTCGTGAAGCAGCACTCGCTTGGATTCACGAAGCCGAAGGTAGCAATGGCGACGATGAGTACCTTTGCTTCTTGCTTGGTCTTCCTTATGGTTACTTCAGGAAAGCAGCATGAGAGTTTTTCAAGAGACAACCGACTGGAAGGAACATGGTGTTCCGAACCATATCTACTATACCAGTGATAGCAAAAGCAAAATCTACGCATTCTATAACACGGTAACAGGCGAGATTAAAAAATTCAGTAAGCCCATACGATGGGATATGCGGTATAGAACTTTTAAGGAATTGAAACACAAATGAATATTAATGCACTCTTTAATGACCTTGCTTCTAATGCATCACGCAATTATAAGTTAGAGAAACTACGTGAGTATCAAGGAAACGAAACCCTACGTGAAGTAATTCGTTTGGCTCTGTGTCCATTTACTCAGTTCTACCAGCGTAAGATTCCTACATATAAATGTGATGGTACTAATGCGAACATTGAATCAATCTTACCTGCGTTGTATGAATTATCTTCAAGACAAGTTACAGGTAATGCAGCGATTGAATATCTGCGCATGTTATTGACTTCACTTAATGAAGATGACGCAAAGGTTCTTGAGCGTATCATTGATAAGAGTTTAGATTGTGGTGTTCAAGTGTCCACTGCCAACGATGTATGGCCAGGATTGATTACCGAATATCCATGTATGTTGTGTAGTCCATTCGAACAGAAGCTGGTTGATAAAATTAAATTCCCAGCTTACGCTCAAATGAAGATGGACGGTATGCGTTTCAATGCGATCGTTCGTGATGGTAAGTGTGAGTTTCGTAGCAGAAATGGAAAAGAAATAATGTTGCTGGGTAACCTTGAGCAAGAATTTATTGCTCTTGCTGGTTCTATTGATTGTGTATTTGATGGTGAACTTCTTGTAATGCTCGAAGGTGAACATCAGTTTGCTGATCGCCAGACTGGTAATGGTATTCTCAATAAAGCCAACAAAGGAACTATCTCTGCTAAAGAAGCTGCACTGGTTCATGCCACTGTTTGGGATTTGATTCCTTACGTTCAATTCGTTGACGGATATTGTGGCACTCCATACGCAAAACGATACTCTACTTTGCAAGCAATTATAAGCAA